TCTGGATTGTCCCTGAACCTCTCTAACCTTTGCACAAATGCATTTGGGTCTTCCACTACCTCTGTAAAAAAGCACAAACAATTCGGATGCGCAGGCATTGGCGGAGCATCCTCCACTCGGTAAACACCTGGCCCAAACCCTTGGTCGGCATATGCTAACTCATCACAAATGTCTTGCTCTGGGTGTTCTGAACTTAATACCCACTTCACACCTCTACATGCAGGGTTATATGTCGCACTCTTTAACGTGGCATCACCATGAGCCGCTGATAACTCTGTCCTAACCAGACGCAACGACTCATAATTTAAGTCTTTCGGTAACCTCCTGCCCATGCGTTTCATCATATTAGGGTAGTCCTTTACTAATGTCCCTGAACCTTCTTTAACATACTTTGTCAATGCTCTTGCTATATCCACAGGGTCCATGTTTTCTGCTATCCCTGCTGTTAATATCCTCCCTATCGCCTCTGTGGTATCACCAGTTATATTCCAAATCCTATCGCTTAAATACAAACCACCCAGCCTGCGATTCCACATTGCCTTGATAACATCTTCTTGCACTGAACCAAACACATTTTGTATTTTCCCAGCTACTTCAGGGAACACCTTTAGGAGTAAATCCGCACTAACTTTCTCGTTATACTCAACCCCAATGCCTACTGCCTTCTCGATACCTTTGCTAATGATATCTTTCTGTTTGCCATTCAACGCCTTGGCGAAATCTTTCAACCCAGCTTTAACATACTTCATCTGTGCTCCAACATCAAGTGGCATTTTTTCTATAGACATGCTCAAGTCTTCGACTAACCCTTCCAATTCTTTTGCTAATGCCTTTTCTGTGGCTAACTCGGTAGTAAGAAACTTTCGCCTATTTTCAAGTGCCCACCTATAATACGGCCCATTGAAACGCTTCAAATCATCACGCCAGCTCATTACGTGCTTCTTCTATCGCCTTATTAATTTCCTCTAATTGTGCATTCAGCCCAGCGTTTTCTTCAAGCCGCTGTCGTAATATCCAACTCCTTATTATCCTCTCTCGCTCACCCGGAAGCTCTTCATTATCTGAAACATAACCTTGCATGGTATCCACATACTCGCTCAACAAATCCACTGCCGCATCCATACTCATGAAGCCACCCATCAATGCAGTATTAATTGCCTGCGTGAGCAAATTAAGTACCCTTGCATATTGCTCTTCGTCTCGCTCGATTACTTCATCCCATGCTAACGCTACTGAATAGTCCTTGAACCTCTTCCCTGTTACCTGCGAATGCATTGCCAATACCATACGTGCAAATTGCTGCCAACTTTCTGTTACCATCTCACGTTTACGTGCTACTCTTCGAATTAACAACGGATATTGCTCTGTTACACTCGCATGCGAACTTGGAGTGTGCACACCAAATGCAAACTCGGGCACTTCAGACACATCAACAATACAGTAAAATAACAACTCTAACAATGACCCCGCATCACCTATCGCTGAACTAACCTCAATAAACGACGCATCCTCTTCATTGGTAAAGATTAAAAGCTCATGACCTGTTAAATCAATTCTCGCTGGTCGACCTTGCTGAATACTTTCCCACGCTTCAGGGAAATTGTTTTTAAGGAAGCCGCTAACATCCTTTAACTGTAACTTCATCCTTGGAGTTGAATGCATCTTTGAACCTTGCAAAGCATGTAACATCACATCGTGGTACGCCTTAAAATATGGCTCTACTGCTTCCAACTCGGAATTGCCGAATAACTGTGTCTCTTCCGCCTCATTCTTAAAATGTATTATCGGTATGAAACCCCATAAATTGGGTTGCTCTCCTACCTTCAAATCTGGTGGTACGTCTCCTTCAGCTTGTGTTACAATACTATCTGCTGTTACGATTTGGGTATAGTTATACTGCCTTCTTCCCTGATCCCACATTACCCTTGCTGAAATTGTATATGCTACTGGCTCATGCGTAATGGGATCCAACTCAATGTCTGCAACTTGCTCTGGCGGTATGATTGTGAAATCCACTGAACCACCAACACGCTCTGGGTAAAGAACACTTCTCTTGTTATTCACATACAAATATAGAAAACAGTCTCCATCTCTCAATGTCAATTGGTGAACTCGCAAGATTCTACTTGTCCAATCCACGAGATAATCATCTAACACTGCCTGTGCTTCCTCATCCGCACACCTGAAATGCGGTGCACCCATAAACCCAGCTAATGTGTTTATTATTGGCTTCGCAAAGCCCGCTCCTAACTTGTAAGCTTCGTTTGTATTGTGATATAATTCACGTGCTAACTGATAATTTACTCGTGAGGTATTTAATGAATATGGCGTGTTATAAGCACTAACAACCCAACCATATTGCCCATAATCGGGTCGCCTTAATTTTGATATTTCCCCTGCAAGCCACTTAAACGGATTCGCCGTAGATCTTCACCCCCCGCAAAACGTCAATCCCTTTAGGACTACGCTTTTCAATGTGTTCTGTTATGTACATTATAGCATATCGCAACGCATCCATAGAATGGTCGAACTCCTTTACTGGCTGCTCTGATTGTGCACCATTGATAACCTTCCACGAATATGCCTCAAACTCATTTAACGTATTCTGCAACCCACGGAATACAAACAACTGCCTTGCCTTCAACTTCTCTGTTACTCTTTGTATACCTGTTAATACGGAATTGTCAGCCGCTTGAACTGGTAATCCTAACCGCCTCAAATCCTCCATACCCTCTGGACGTGATGGGTCGCATATGACAGCATCAATCATCTCGCCTTCTGATAAACGCACAATATCTTCCCCTGCCTCTTTGGGCAACTTCTCTCGCTCGTAATATTCTCGGTATACGTAAATGTTATTGTCTCCATCTATCGCCAACCACAGCACAGCAAACGGATTATTATAGCCAAAGTCTACCCCCACAATCCGTGTCCAATTTTTCGGTATATCAAATGGCTCGACAACATGCACACTCGGATTGAAATCTTGGTAAACTAATCCCTCGGGTTTCGCAAACTCACCCATATAAAACATCCTGAACATCCAATCTGGTAAGTCCCTTCTGGCTCTCTCGAACTCTTCTCTCGGGTATGCAGGGTTTTCTACACTCGCAAACTGAACCACTCTATATTCGGGTAGCCCCGCTTTCCACTTGTCGTAAAATTCTGTTTTAAGCCACCCATTATTATACGGTGTAGTTGTTATCAATATCCGCCCTTGGTAAAAGCCTACACGCCTTAATGCAACATCCCATGCCTCACGCCTCATCTGACCTGCTTCGTCCAAACACACGCCATATACGTGAACTCCTTCCAACGTAAACGGATTATCAGCTGATCCTAAATAAATCTTATTCCCCTGTGGTAAGTAATAGCACCTATCAACGTTGCTTAACACTCCACCTGTAACGGCATCAAACAAATCTGTTATTGCTGGAACGATGAACCTTCTTTGCATTGAATACGTTGGACTGACAACCAAATACGCACTATCGAAAATGCCATTTTCCCAGTCCCGCCTCAACTCCTGCAACAGCCACACTGGGATTAACGATGTCTTCCCTCCACCAGTCCCACAAATCATCGCAACAAACCTCTCTTTGGCCTCAAGTACTAACTGCTGACCCCTATGTGGCTTTATCTTTATTCCTTCATCAGTCTTCTGTATCAGTGCGTTCATAAATTATCTCAACTCTTGGGATTATGAGTTCCTGCTTCCCTTCAACGCTCAACTTCCTACCCCATCTGTCAGGGAACTTTCTCTCTAACCTCCAAGCTGCTGCCTGCCACTGCTCTTTTGACGCCTCATAAATAATCATGACGTCTCTCATCTCAGCTTCTGCAAGTGCCTTTTCTACTGCGTCAGAAAATCGCACAAACTGACGTTCATATTTTGGGATTTCGTATGACGGGTCTTTTTCCTTCTTTTCCTTCTCACGTTGCCCACGCTTCAACCAAGCATATAAAGTATCCTTGCTTATCCCAGCATAAGCAGCTGCTGTCTCCATATAATTGCCTAATCTAATCGCTGAAACTATCTTATCTTGGATATCTTTTGTCAGCTTGGTAGAACCCTTTGGTCTTCCCACTTCTTCACCTCCTTTTATATGAACTCCACATGCTTTGGCTCTCGGTACTCTTTCAGTATTATATTATTTGCGGTATGCCTACACGGTATATCGCATTTGGACATGTCTGTCACCCATTTGCGCTTTGCTTCCAGCACATCACCCTTAAACAAATTACCGACTACCTCATCGGGTTTGTGACAGCAATACCATACGTTACCGTTCCAATCTACTGTTATCACTGTCCAATCGGCATAACAGCGCTCGCACCTCTCATTTACGTAATACCACTTGTAGTTTATGAGCAACTTCTTATCGTCTATGGCTTCCAACTCTTCCACTATATCGTGCACATCCTCGTAATAGCCGCCCGGCATCTCTATTGGACGAAAAACAATATAGTCCACGTCCAAATCCTTATACGCATTCCACAGATGCCGCACATCCTCCACACTCTCAACAATTATCTGCGCACCTAACGTAGTAGTCTTATTCTCTTTACGAAACCGCTTCATATTCTCAATTACGCCGCTCAAGTCATATCCCTGATGTAACGATACTTTTATCCATTTGGCTTTGCAATTTACGTACCGTGTAAAGTTTGTATTTATCCCATAGCTAATCCCTTGCTCATCCAACCAACTGAGTATCTCGTCTATCTCGGGATTAAGCAANGGCTCGCCTCCACCTGTCAAATTAAAGCCTCGCACACCTAACCCCCGCAACACTTCTACGGCATCCTTAAAACGCTCAAATGTAAAATATCCTGTCCCATGCTTATACCGACAATACGGGCAATCGTAATTGCAGAAATTAGTAAGCATCATCTCAGCTGTTATCGGCCTCCGCTCCTTAAACCGCTCTTGGTAAAACAACAACTTTGACGCATCAATGAACATCACTTTCCCCCTTTCTTCCACTTCTCTGACAATATCTGCGGTACGCAATTTTCCCAATATACCTTATGATGCACCCTCGCATGTGATGTTGTCATTACTGCTACCTTCACCGCACTGGGCATATACATTACAGCGTAAAATGTTTTTACATACGTACCGACTTTCTTGTACAAATCACTTATGCCACCTTTCATTGACTGCGTACCTGCTGGCTTCACCATTGCAAACGGTATTGTAAGGAATAGATAGCCTCTACTACCTAACCACGTATATGTACACACATCCTCGTTCAACTTACCGACGAACTTAAACCTTCTATCGGTACGCATGAAATACGTATTCATGGCTTTTCTGCTGAAACCTTGCTTCCACAACCCTGTCTTGGCTCCTGCTATGAAATCCCCTCCCTGCCCCAAGCATACAGCATGCGCTCCTGACACATCAAGGAAGTTCAACATCGCCTCGCACAACTCATCAAAATTGTTCACTTTTGCGGCTTTCAACACGCCGTACCTACTATAACGGTACATTAGCGAATCGTAATCATCGTCAAGCTCCAAGAAATACTTTAACCCTAACTGCTCCGCCAAATCAAAGCACACATTCCTTGCATACACAATTGCACTTTTGAAATCAAAGTTATCGCCGACATCTATCGTCTTGGCTACTTCATCCTTACTGAACACAAGAACTTTGTCCTTGTAAAGCTCCTTGTACCTTTCTAACTGCCTGTCCTCATCATCTACAACAATATACCATCGGCCTGTGTACCCCGCTTCCTCTAACATCTTTAACGTCTTTATATTATCGGCACGTTCATGGCTTAAAATGAATATGGCGAAATCGTCTCTCATTTTTTATACTTCTCGTCTAAAATGGGCACTACGTATTTGTCCCACGCATAGGAGTTTATAAACCGCCGCTTATCCTTGTGGGTTACTAATACCTTTGCAACTCCGGGTGCATTCATCACGTTATAAAATGCAGCTACATAGTAGCTATAATAATCATAAGCCTCCTTCATCCCGCCTTTAAGTTTACCCATCGCTCGCTGTGATGTCTGCACATCCAATATGGTAAAGAACAAATCCCCTCGCATACCCAGTGTTATGTTAGCTATCGTATCCTCATATATCCTTCCCCGAAACTGGACTGGCCTATCTACCTTACAGAAAAATGAGTTTACCGCACGACGGATAACATTTTGTTTGAACCTTCCTTTTGCTCCTCCTATAAAATCGCCATCTTGTCCAAATGCAACAATCTTTGCCCCCGACACTTCAAGAAACTTTATCATCGCATCGCACAGCTCATCCAAATTTGTTACATGTGCACCTCGCAGCTTGCCATTTTCAACGAACCTATAATGTATCGCCTTTAAGTCATCATCCAACATCGCAAAATACGTTAATCCCAACTCTCTCGCCAAGTCATAGCACTTATTACGGGCAAATAGAACTGTCTTCCTATCTTCATAAAAGTTATCGCACAAATCTATGGTGTCCAGCATCTCTTTCTTGGAAAATATCAACAGCCGCTTGCTCCATAACTCTTTATACAAATCAAGCTGCGGGTCTTCATCATCAACGACAATCCACCATTGCCCAGTGTACCGCCCACGCTGGAGCACCTTCAACGTATTGTCTAAAACTTCTTCTGCACGTGCATGACTCACAATGAAAATACCGAAATCATCCCGCATCTCGTGCCTCTCGCATCAACTGTTCTATTGTCTTTGTCAGCTCCACATACCCATTAGCTATCGCATTATCGTAATCAATTATGACTAAAGCTGACTTTTCCATGAGTTCCTGCATCTCTTTACTCGCATGAGCATAGTACTCGGCTATCTTGGAATAATTGAATACCAAATGCCTTTGTGCCGCTTTAATTAAGAACTCTTTCTCCTTCTTTGGGAGCTTTGACTTCTCAATCTCCGCTATGAGTTCCTTTGTCTTACTATCATCGCACAACTCTTCAATACTTGGCTGCAACCCTTTTACTTCATAATGCACTGCCTCGCCACGGCTAACGTAATCGGTATTTTTTGCAATCTCGCCGAAAATCTCATTAATTTCCTTCTCTTCTAACCCTGTGATAGCTAAGTCGATTTGCTCCTTTAACTCCTCCACCAATTCAGCGAGTAACTCTTCATCCCAGTCGCTATCTTCTTGCAACCTATTATCTGCAATCATATAAGCATCGGCCTTTGCACCACTCAACGGTAAAACAATAACGGGCACTTCCTTCAGCCCAGCCCTTTTTGCGGCTTTTAATCTTGCATGTCCTGCCAATACCACTCCGTCCTCAGATACAAGAATAGGATTAGTCCAGCCAAATTCCCTGATACTTGCAACAAGCTTTTTAATTGCCTTTTCGCTATGCTTTCTCGGATTCTTCGGATGTGGCTTTAGCTCATCTATTGCAACCATCTGCACTTGCGGTTGTGTCATTAAAATAACCTCCCCCCCATTATTTGTCTTATTTCGTTCTCACTATACCCCGCACGGTATAGGCGTTCTTCAACTAACAATTTTAATGCTCTGTTCAACTTCGCATTATCATGCACAGCACGATGACATTCCACACATAACATTATACACGTTTCTACGCTTTCGTGCTCTCTTCTTCTACCATACCCAGAAATAACATGGTGTAACTGCAACTCGCTTGTTAATTTACCGCACAACTCACACCTTCCATTAGCCCTGTTTTTTACTGCGACATAAACTTCAGAATTCACCCTTCAGCACCCCTGATATTTTCATACCCACTTTTGCCGTAGTTTGCATTTTGACGTAATTTTTAATAATTCCTTCACACTCATAGTATAACACGCTATACATTAAATTTACTAAGTGTTCTTTTAATAAGAACCTAAAGTATTCGACTACTTTATCATAAGCATTGGGAATTATCTCGGCAATTACATGTTTTTTAAAATCAGGATTCTTTTCAATAAAATATGACAAAAAATAAGGTTTGTATTGTTGAAATAATTTATCATTAATTGGTATATCCAAGTTCCCAAAGTAATATGGAACGTGATTAATAAAGTCTTTGAAAACATCAACATATATATAATAATCAATTTTGCTTTTGTCTACTATTACCGTATTATTAGAGTGATTTTTAACGAAAGTTTTATTTCTTCTTAAAGCGTTGACATCTCTCAAAGTCCAAAATAATATGTCATCTTGATTTGGAGTCTTTCTTTGCGGATATTTTTGGATGAAGTTACCTATATATTCAAAATCAGCCAACCTGAATGTTTTATCTTCTATAGTTTTAAAAGTGTAATTTAATATATATTCGTAGGACATACCTTTTTCTGTTCTTTCATAAAGCGCAATTATAATAGGGAAAGGATTTGTTTTTGAAGTTTTGTAA